CATGATTCATGGGCCTTTAAGAAGGCTCATAATTTCGTTGCCGCCAAGACACGGCAAATCGGAATTGATTTCAAGAAGGCTTCCCGCATATCTTCTTGGCGTGAACCCAAACACTTCTATAATTGCCGCAAGCTATTCCGCTGACCTTGCGTCAAGGAATAACCGTGACGTTCAAAGAATCATAGACTCAAGCCTCTACAAAACGTTGTTTCCTAAAACTAGGCTCAATGAGGGCAATAGTAGAACAGTTTCTGTGAACTGGTTGCGCAATTCCGATTTGTTTGAAGTTGTAGGCCATAAAGGCGTGTACCGTTCAGCAGGCGTTGGAGGCGGTATTACCGGCATGGGCGGTCAGTGGTTGATCGTCGATGACCCGGTCAAGAATCGTGAGGAAGCAGACTCAGCCACATACCGCCAAGCTACTTGGGATTGGTACACGTCTACCTTTTCTACTCGACAAGAAGCTGATGCAAGAATTCTTATTGTCATGACGCGCTGGCATTCCGATGATCTTGTTGGAAGGCTGCTGGACCTTGCCGTTAATGAGCCGCAAGCCGATCAATGGACCGTCATTAACCTTCCGGCAATATCTGACAGAGGCGACAAGCCTTTGTACGATCCACGCGCGGAAGGTGAACCGCTGTGGCCAGAGCGTTTTGGGATTGACGATCTGATGAGGATGAAAGCTTCTATTGGAGAATACCAGTGGAGCGCTTTGTATCAGCAAAAGCCAAGAAGCGGTGGCGGAACGGAATGGCCAGACTCTTACTTTCCCAAGTCTATATGGTTTGACGAATGGCCAAAAACGATATCATTGAAAACGATAGGCGTTGACCCGTCAAAAGGCCGTGATGGAAAACATGGAGACTATTCCTCAATAGTAAAGTTGGGGCGTGATACTGACGGCACGCTTTATGTGGAAGCCGATATGGCCAGAATGAATTCTGAACTTATCGTTTCAACGGTATTGGAGACTCAGCGAAACTATAGGTCAGACGCAATTGCTATCGAAACAAATCAATTTCAAGAGTTGCTTGCCGTCCAACTTCAAGAGCGCGCAAGGACGGCTGGCATGGGAATTCCGATTGTGCCTATCGTCAATACCGTGTCAAAGAACGTGAGGATCAGAAGGCTTGGGCCTTACTTGGGTCAAGGCCAGATGCGTTTTAAGGCTGGAAGCGCTGGCACAAAACTTTTAGTTGATCAATTGCGTGACTTTCCTGTTTCAGAGTATGATGATGGCCCGGACTCATTAGAGATGGCGCTGCGCGTTATGATTGACATACATAATGGCAAAGCGAACAGGCTAGCAAGGGGTGTCAGGATATGAACATATGGGAACGTTTGTTTACAACCCAGAAAACGCCAAAGCAAAAGCGTGAAGACGTTGAAGAAGAAATCCGGTTGCGTCATTTAGAAAGGGCAAAACGTTTTCTTGAAAGTGGCCCGTCCAGCGATTATTGGCTCACGGCATACGCTAACGTTTTGGACCGCTACAAAGATGGCGGAGTAATAAACTATCCTATTAGCCAACCAACCGATAGGCGTTGGGGCAGCAACTTTCCTTTTTGGACTTCTGAAGCACAGCTATCGTTGATACGCGCGCAGTCACGTTTGTGCGTTGCGACCAACCCCAACGCTTATGGGCTTTTGAACGGGTTGACTTCTTACGTTATTGGTTCAGGCTATACTTACCGTGCCCAAGCAAAGATTCAAACGGGAATCACAGAGGACGTTGTGTTAAAGGTTCAAAACGTTATTGACGATTTCTGTAGCAACAACGCTTGGAGCGAGATGGAACAGGAATTGTTCTGGCGCAGTAGGGAAGATGGTGAATTCTTTTTGCGTTTATTCCCACAGCCCGATGGATCTTTGACCGTCAGAACGGTTGAGCCTGAGCAGATCGTTCAGCCCGGAAACAGCCAATTTCAGAATTGGTCATATGGAATTGAAACAGAAGAAGATGATGTTTTCGCAATAAAGAATTATCACGTTCATTACGCGGCACCCGGTGGAGAAAAGGAATCAACCCCGACTATGGGAGAAATTGTTCCGGCTTCAGAAGTTGTCCACTTGAAGGTGAACGTAAAACGTTCCATCAAACGTGGGCTTTCAGATTTCTCTTATGAGACTCTTGACGCTTTTCATTCCGCTGGAAAGCTGCGCAGAAATCTTGGGGAAGGCGCAGCGGTTCAAGCCGCAATTGCCGCAATCCGCCAGCACGATACTTCCACAGCAAGCCAAGTTGAAACGTTTATACAATCAGCCGTGGATTATTCGATTAGTGACCCGGTGACAGGAAAGCCACAAGATTATCAGAAATTAGAATCAGGAAGCTTTTTGGATATTCCGAAAGGCATGTCGTATGTACCGCCACCGGGTGCGGCCAACGCTGCGGCTCATTTAAGTATCTTTCAGGCGTTGTTACGTTCAGCCGGAAACAGGCACAACGCACCGGAATGGCTCTGCTCAAGCGATGCGTCAAACAATAATTACTCGTCAAGCCTGACAGCAGAATCGCCATTCTTGCGTCATTGCTTAAGGCTTCAGGAATTATACAGAAGAAGCTTCCACAAAGTAATTTGCGCGGCAATAGAACACGCTTCTGCTTGCGGTATCCTTCCTCCAAACGTTATTGATCACGTTGACATAAAAGCAACCGCACCTTCCGTTGAGACAAGAGACAAGTCTATAGAAGCAAACGCAAACCAGATATATATCGCAAACAAAATAAAGTCACCGCAGATGGTTGCGGATGAGCTTGGAATTGATTACGAAAGGAATGTGCGTGACTGGCAAGAATACGCGGACGATTTTGGACCGCCACTTTCGCCAATGAATCCTGACCTTTCCGCCGGACAAGACCAAGGCGGTTTCGCATAAAGCAAAATAGTAATTCCCATGGGGGTGCTAGGCTTTTACTTTATACGTTGCGTCTTATCAGGAATTGTGTAAATGATTATATCATCTAGACTTGCGTCAAAGATAGGTGTTACTCAGCCAAGGCAATTACTCAAACAAGACGAAATTGCTTTGAGGGTTGACAAGGGTGTCTCTAAGGCTTGGCGTGAACTTTTGAAAATACTGAAGAATCCTACCGCACCCGGTGCGCAGTATCAGATTGCCCAGATTTTGCGCCAGATGGTCCATAACGGTATCGTTGACGTATACCTTGGGCTTGCCAAAATGGCGCACAGCGCTTACAAGGACACGTCAAACGAAATTGTTTCAGAAGTGCCGGTTGCGTTATTGACTACCGCACTTTCAAAGCGCAGAACTACAGAGGCGATGAGGAAGGCAACCGACTCAGAACACGACGAAATACAGCGTATGCTATTCCCTGCGCTTTCAGACCGGAAGGTTCAAGATATCGTTTTCAGCCCAAGCGCTGGAACTTCTTGGACGGCAAGAATGACTCAGTTGACTAGGCTTGCGCCGCCAGATCAAGTTGCCGCCCTTGTGACGCAGTGGGCAGCGCAAGGAAGGCCACCAAGAGACTTGGAAGCCGCGTTGCTTCCGTTAGTGAACGGTGTAAGGTCTACAGCAAGGCGTGTGGCCAGAACGGAAGGGCAACGCGTAGCAAATAAAGTAAGGATGGAAGCTTACTCAGGCCTTGAAGACGTTATTGCCGGTTATCAAATCCATGGAACTATGGACTCTAGAATCAGGCCGCATCACGCCGCAAGGAATGGCACGATTTATTGGAAAGATCCAAAACCGGGTCAACCCGGATTGAAAGACCTTCCTCATCCGCCAATGGAAGCCGATGGAACCGTTGCGCATAATTGCCGTTGTTGGGTAACGCCTGTTTTGTCGGTTGACCAAGAAATCGTGGATGACCCGGTGGCGCAGCAACTCTTCAAGAATAATGAGGGAAAGCTGATTCCTGATCCAACGGTATATTCCGATTGGTTTCAAACAGCGCCACAAAACGAAAGGGCATATGCGGTTGGCCCAAAAAGAATGGCAGCGGTAGCGGCAAGGCTTCTTCCGGGTCAAGCAGACGATTGGTCAAATTACGTTAATGATAAAACTGGAAAGCTTTTAACGCCAAAAGAAATACGCGCAGAACAGCCAAAGAAGCGAGAAAAGCGCATTAAAAATGTAAAGGCAGGGCTTGCTTTGAAAAGAAAGTTGATTAGAAATTCTACAAAGTATGGGTTCATTCCAGCGCGTTAGTTGATTAGAAGGTCCAGTTGATTTGACATTTTTTTTAAGTTGTACATAATACGCTCATGGCTACAGCAAAAAAGATTTCTACAGTATCTTTGCAGGAACGGTCAAGCCTTTCTGGAAAGCTAATCGTTGACCGCGAACGGGCAATCATTAGCAACGTGAAGGTGCTTGGGTTCAATAGCTTGAATGGAAGGAAGTATCTTCCGGAAGCGTTGAAATCGGCTGTAAAACAGTATGAAGGCGTGATGGTCAACGTCAATCATCCTGAAGGCGATGGCGATGAACCAAGAAGCGCTTATGACCGTTGCGGCAAATTGAAAAATGTACGGTACGTTGAAGGCGCAGGGATTTATGCCGATCTTCACCTATTAAAAAGTCATCCAATTACGGAATGTGTCCTTGACGCGGCAGAGACTATGCCAGAAGCTTATGGCTTAAGTCATAACGCGAAAGGTGACGGTGAAGACGACGAAAATGGCGTGTTTGTAGTCCAAAGAATTGTGGACGTTAGACACGTTGACTTAGTTGCCGATCCAGCAACTACTCGCGGTTTGTCGGAAAGTAAGAAAGAAATCAAACTTGAGGAGTCAGATAGAATGGAAAAGCTTAAGCCGCACTTGATGGACGTTATTGATTCTGAAGGCCTTTCTACTGAAGAGAAAGTTGCCAAGATTCTTGGGCTTGTCGAGCTGATTACCGGGTCAGCCGCAGAAGAACCAGAAATTGAAGGTGAAGACGAAACGTCAATGGAAGCT